CATCTTTGAATTGGGTATGGCAGGTAGCTACAGCAAGTAATTGTGAGGTGTTTAAGTAGTGTAGTAAGCTATTTAAACTGACCTGTATGTACACTGCACGTAGGCAGTTTAAACAACGGAGTAAACTCAACACAATTACACGTCGGCATGCCCAATTAAAAGGGGGTAGGGGTACTGTATATCTCCCCCACACATTCTAAAACAAATTTTTAAAAGTGGGGTAGAGACAAGCGCATTGCAATCTATATCTTTCTTTATGTCAAGAAAGTATTTTAATCCAAATACAGGTGTTTTATCCGAATTCAGCGATGAAAAGAACGATTGGGTTAATTGTATTATAGATAATACAAATATTGAAGAATTTTTATTTTTACGAGATTATATAGAAGCTGAAATGCAAATTGAATCGACAATAGAAATGCAATATGACGACTATGAAGTGCATTTTGAAAAAAAATTAAAAAAAGTGTTGCAAAACTAGTTCTAACGGATGCTTTTTATACAGTATATATACAGTACAGTATATAAAGAGTATTATTATACTACGTATAATAATACAGAAAAGTATATATACAGTAGTTCTGATGGATTATTTAACTAGAAAGTTAAAGATAAACAATTATCAGGATGTAACCTATCCTGTATATACCAAAGAAGAAGCAATCACAAAACAAATTGCCTATAAACCTTGGAAAGAGTGTAAAGCAGGGGATTATGGCATTACGGATGATAATTATATTGGAGAGTGCATTGCAAAGAACCATTATAAGAGTGGCATTGAGTTACAATTTGTCTTTGGTAGAATGTGGTTAAACGATAGAGCAAAGTTATTATACGAACCAAGAAGAGAGTCTGGTAATTATGCAACAGTATCATCTGAATCTTGGGAATATATAGAAGGAAAGAGCAGTAGAACACAACGAGCAGTAGATATTTACACAAGAATGCTACTAAGTGGGCAAGGCATAAATTGGTCAATTATTGGAAAAGCATATAGGCCAAAACAAGAAAGACCTGACCTAACTGCAAAAAGATTATTTAAACAGGAGACTGTCAAACAAATGGTAGATAAAAAAATAGACAAAGCTTTACAAGAGCGTGGCATAGCAGAAGGCGATGTTTTAGATGTAATTGCTGATGCAATTGGTCTTGCAAGAGATAAAGAAGACCCAGGAACAATGTTACGTGGTGCAGAACAATATATACGCATACTAGACATGCTTCCTAAAAAAGCAGTGCAAACAGATACAATGCAAATTGACATGACAAGTCAAATTGTAGATCAAATTGCAAAAGAAGAAAAACGAGTAAAACTTGAACAAAAGAAAGAAATAACACATGATGGATGAGAACAGAGGTTTAGATTCAATTGATATACGCCCTATATGGCTGAAAAAACGCATTCTTTTAAAATATATAGATGAAGACCAGATGGAATTATTTTATTCGATTTTAAAGACAATTGCGGAAGAAAACGGAATTAAAGTGGAAGATGGTGAAGCAGATTACGTATTAGGTACTGATTATTAACAAACGCACACAAACTCATACTGGTTAAGTAAAATACAAAAGGTGTCAGCAAAAGTTAATAATAAAGCTATTTTAAACAAATTGAAGCAAGATATGGTTCTTTTTGGTAAAATAGCTATGCCTCAGATGTTTTCTGTACCATCTCCGCAGTTTCATTACACAATATCAAAAGATTTGCTTGATAGTGAAAATAAGCAAATTAATATAATCGCCCCCAGAGGTCACGCTAAAAGTTCAATCGTAGGTGGTGTCCTCCCTATGTACCATTTAATGTTCGATAAAGGAAAAAAGCTAATTGTATTGGTTTCTCGTACTCAAGACCATGCAGTAAAGCTTTTAGGTACAATAAAAGATTGTTTAGACTATTCTCAACAGTTTAGACAATTGTTTGGCTATTGGGGGCAACATTCTGCACGTAGTTGGGCAAAAGCAGAAGTAGAGCTAAAAGATGGTTCTATGATAATCTGCAAAGGCACAGGGCAGCAGTTACGTGGAATCAAAGTAGGCAACCAAAGACCTACGCTTATTATTGTAGATGACCCTGAAGATGAAAACAATACAAAAACTGCTGAAGCAATGGAACATAATTTAAGATGGCTTTTACAGTCAGCAGTTCCATCGGTTGACCCGCAAAAAGGTAGAATTATTGTAATTGGCACTCCACAACACGAAAGATGTCTTGTTGAAACATTAAAAGTAATGAAAGGGTGGACAAATAGAGTTTTTAAACCAAATATAGAAAAAAACATTTCTTTGTGGGAAGAATGGTGGCCTGTAAAAAAATTAATACAAAAAAAAGAAGAATTAGAGTCAATTAATAGATTATCTGTGTTTTACAGAGAATATATGTGTGAAATCGTAGGTGACGAAGATCAATTGTTTAAAAAAGAAGATATACAGCATTATGAAGGCAAACTGCGATTTAATAAAGAAGGAAATGCCATGTTAGACATAACAGAGCTTGATGGCGAAAAAGTTGAAGAGTCTGTGCCTATAAATATTTTTACAGGCGTTGACCCAGCTTCGAGTGTTAAACAAACTGCTGATTATTCTGTGATATTTAATTTAGCAATTGATGACAAAGGCAGAAAGTTTGCTTTGCCTTATTATAGAAAGCATGCAAAGCCACTTGCTTTAGCAGAAGCTATTGTAGACAACTTTAGAATGTATCGCAGTACTAAAACTCGTATTGAGTCTGTTGGGTATCAAGAAATGTTACGTCAATACGTTCAAATGAGATGCGATGAAGAAGGATTGTACATTCCTGGCTTAAACATAAAAGAAAACCCTCGAACAAGCAAATCGCATAGATTAGAAAGTTTACAACCTTCGTTTGCTAAAAAAGAAGTATTTATTATGAAAAACATGCAAAACCTTGAAGATGAGATGCTTTTATTTCCACGAGGTAAACATGATGATATTTTAGATGGACTATACTATGCATTTAAAGGTTCATACAAACCCCACCATGAAGACGCTGAAATTCCTACACTTGGAACAAAGTGGTTTCAATCAAACGATTGGCAAATAACTTAATGGGGTAGCGACGAGCATTCTGGGGTTAATAATTTTTCCTCCAGTATGCCCCACACCAAGAACAAAGTTGTAACCGAATCTGAAAAACTTTTAGACCAGTTTCATTCAGAAAGAGCCGATTGGGCTTCTCAAGCAATGGAAGACGATGAATTTCGGAACAATCAACAATGGAAATCTAGCCATGTTGCTACATTAGAAAAAAGGTCTCAAAACCCAATTGTAGATAACGTTGTTCATCCCGCTGTTGAACAAGCTAAAGCCCTAATTACAGCAAACAAACCAAAATTTCAATCTACTGGCAGAGATGACAGTGATACAAAAGTTGGCAGAATATTTGCAGACATCATGTCTTATATATGGGATAAATCAAGTGGCAACGTGCAGATTAAACAAGTTGTTGATGATTATTACGTAAAAGGAATGGGGGTTATACAAGCATATGTTGACCCAATGAAAGATTTTGGACGTGGCGAAGTGTGTATACACAGTATTGACCCCCTCGATGTTTATATAGACCCAAATAGTCGAGATACGTTTTGCAGAGATGCTTCTGATATAATTATTGCAAGATTGTTTACAGAAAAACAATTAAAGCAATTGTATCCACAAGCAAACACAAAAGACATGGAAACATCTGCAAATGACAGATACCCTGCAATGAATCGAGAGTCAACGCTTGATCAAAATATTGGGCCAATGGCTAATGACACTTATTCTACTGATACAAAATACTATGAAGTCATTGATAGGTATAAAAAAGAAAAACATAATTATTTTCACGTATTAGACACCTTAACAGGACAAGAAGTCGTTTTAAATAAAAAAGGCTATTCTGAATACGAGCAAGAACAAGCTATTAAAATGACAAACGCTGAGGGTACAAATTATATTACAGAAAAAGCTAGTGTTGCAGAACTGATTGGAATTTATGAAGCAACTGGCGGTATTTATCATTATATGGAAGACTTGCAAACAGGTCAGCCAACAATGATGCCAGGCCCTGAACATGAAGAAGCAATACCTAATAGCGGACATCAAATAGAAA